AAAGCCTTAGAGCCTGTTATCAAAGAGGTAATCTTTGAAGCGAACAAAGAATTGATGAAGGTGAACCGCTAATGGCAATTAACATTCCGATTCTTACCGAATTCTCAGACTCAGGTATTAAAGCCGCTAAAGCCGCTTTCGGTAATTTTAAGACTGCCGTCGCTGACGCCGAGGGTGGAATGGGCAAGTTTAAGGCTGGCTCCAAAGTCGCTTTAGACGCAGTCAAAGCCAACGCCGCAACATTTGCAGTCGCCGCTGGTGCCGCAATCGGTAAGTTTGCTATTGAAGCAATTGGACAGTTCCAAGACCTCGCATTAGCGGCAGGAAAATTTGGTGACGCTACAGGTCTTGCCGTTGAGGACGCGTCACGTTACATAGAAGCCGCTGGGGACATTGGAGTCCCAGTTGATGCCCTCGAGGGCGCTATCGGACGACTCAACAAAACAATCGGTGCTGACCCGGACAAAGTGCGAAACCTTGGCGTAGACCTTGTGTATCTTAACGACGGTTCGTTAGACGTCAACGAAACATTTCTTAACACGATTCAACGAATCAAGGACATTAAAGACCCAGCCGAAAAAGCAAGGGTCGCGGCGCAACTTCTCGGCAAGGGCTGGCAAGGGATGGCCGAACTTATTGAAGGTGGCGCGGACGATCTCCGAAAGTCTCTTGACAGTGTTTCGGGTTCAAAAGTTATTAGTGAAGAAGATTTAAGAAACGCTAAGGATTACCGCGACGCAGTTGACGATCTTAAAGACAAATTTGAGGCTGTTACTTTAGAGGTTGGCAAATTTCTTGTTCCAATTTTAGTTGATATTTTAGAAATTGCTGAAAAAATTAGTGACACAGTGGGCCTTATTCCTGATCCTTTGTTGCATCTTTCTACAGGTGGGTTTTTTGCTCGTGGTGACGGTCGATCAGGGTTGCTTGAAGAAAAAATCGCTGGCGTTAATGCCGAAATGGACAAGTACACCAGTTATTACCGAAGTCGAATTGATGCCATTGAAGGTATTAATGAGGCACTTGACGAACAAGAAGAGGTTGTCACTACATTAACTACCGACTGGCAAACGTTACTTGGCACCCTTGACATTCGAGAGGCGTTTGACCTTCTTGAGGAATCATTGGACAAAGTTTTTATTGCAGGCGTTGAGGCGTTTGGTGGAACTGCTGAACAGGTTCGTAATTTTAACGCCGCACAGAAAGACGCCATTGACCGTTTAGCAATTCTTGCGACAGACTTGGACCTCACATTTGGTGAGCAAAACAAACTCAAGATCTTTGTTGACAGTGGCGATTTGATAGCGGCTGCTGGGTACCTCAAAGGTATTAAAGATGGTTACAGTATTGACCTCGGTTTTGGTGTCGGCATTGTTCCGGGTAGGAGAGCCCTCGGAGGTCCAGTCGCACCGGGCGGTTCCTACATTGTGGGTGAGCGCGGGCCTGAGTTGTTTACGCCGTCGTCGTCTGGAAACATCACGCCGAACCACGCGATGGGTGGCGGTGCCAACATTACGGTCAATGTCAACGGTGGCGACCCCAACAGCATCGTCAGAGCCTTACAGACTTGGGTTCGTGACAATGGCTCAATCCCAATGACCACTACTTCACAGATCAGGCGTTGATGTAATGGCAATCAACACGACTTGGAAAGTAGACATCGGTACCGTTGCCGCTCCGACTGATTTTACTTCTCGTGTTATGTCAATGAATATTAGACAGTCTGTTGATGTAAACGTAATGGGCCGTGGAGTGTGTCGAATCACTCTGTTAAACAAAGACGGGGCTTTAACACCCGGTGGCGGTGGCACATACTCAAGCACCGACTGGTTCGCACAAGGCGTCTTTATTAACGCGCTAACTGACGTCGGCGCAGGTGCCACTTCAACAGACGTTTTTGATGGCATCATTACCAATTTTGAGTTGCAAGATAACGGCATTTTTTCTACTGTCACATTGACCGCACAGGATGGTTTAACCGTTGGCGGCAAAAGTCCGTTACAAGACCTCAAAGGTGTTAGTGGAATTTCGAGACCTTATATCACTTGGTTAAGTACCAACATTAAAACGACCCTTGCCGACACTTCAATTTATCCTTTACTCGGCAAACCTAACTCTGTTGGGCTTGTTGATTATGTCAACAGTTCAACCACTTTTGACAATATTTCAAATCCTACGGGAAGTTCTGTTTATGCTGACGGCTGGCAAATCAACATTATTCCTACGGCAAACGATGTTTGTTACGCGACAATTATTGAAGAGGCAGTTCAAGCACCCTACGGAGCGGTTGCAAGATATCGAGTCAATGCGATGCCCTACGACACGACTCGGAACGCTGCCAACAGTGTTGACTTTGAATTTGCCCCTGAAGGTTCTGTTACTGGCACAAAATTGCCGTTTAGCGCAAACAATTTTCAGCAAGGTTTTAATATTGACACTCTCATCAATGTTGCTACCGTTGGTGGTCAATTTGCAACTTATACAAGCACTTCAACTAACGCATTAACATATGGTCAAAGAACAGTCTCTTTTAATAATACAGGTGTGAGCGATAACACTTTTGCTCAAAGTGTTGCTGAACGGTTAACTAACCGGTACAGCACACCGAAATTTAATGTTGTCGAGTTAGCAATTTCAGCAAAACTTGTTAAACAAGAAGCCGATGATTCGGCCGAAAGTTTTTGGCGTAATCTTTTAAGCATCCAAAAAGGGTTATGGCAGAAAACAACCATTACTTGGACAGGTTCGGGCGCTTCAGCGCAAACCGTTACTTGTGTGATTAAGGGCCGAACAATTAACGTGACCCCAGAGAATACTGATGTGTCGCTATTCTTTGGTGATTGGGTTGATAATCACAGTTTTATTTTGGATACAGACAAACTAGATATAGACCGTCTCGGGTAAAGGAGAAACATTATGGCTACACAGTGGACAGCAGGGACGACTAGCGGGCAGGTGTTGACTGCGGCGACGCTTAACACCATTGGGGCCGCATGGGAAACCTACACACCTGCAATTACCGCCTCAACAACAAACCCTAATCTTGGGAGTACAGGAATTGCTACGGGTAAATATGCCCGTATCAACAAAATTGTTGTTGGTCAAGCGTCATTTACCTTTAACGGAACTGGTATTGCCGCTGGGACTGGTTTCTACTTTTACTCACTACCGATTACCGCTTTGGCTTCCGGAACAAATGTTGGAAACGCCCACGCAATAGATGTAAGTACTTTTGCCACGATTCAAAATTCGTTAGCGACCGATACCACCACTCGATTACTCGGCGTAGGTACTGGTGGCGCCTCGCTTGCCGGTTCAATCCAATCAACAACTTTTGTTTGGGCCGCTGGCGATTTTATTAGAATCAATTTTTGTTACGAGGCGGTATAACCATGACAATTAACCTAATCACACCATTCGACGGGGACACAATCCCAGACAAACACCTGCTGGAACGCATGCGCCTGCACCGTGACCGTCTACTGAAAGAGTCCGACTGGACACAAACGATTGACTCACCCGTAGACCGTGAAGCATGGGCGACCTATCGCCAAGCCCTACGAGACTTCCCAGCCACATGGACACCAGGCCCCGAAGCCGACTTTCCTGATACACCATGAAAACGCTCGCCGTGATCGCCGCTCTTGCAGTTGTCCTCATGTTCGTCGTTACAGGGTGTAGCGACCGCACTCGACACACCTGCGAACAACAACCCACAGCGCCCAGATGTGACACCTCAACAGGAGCAACCACACCATGAGAAAATTGAGCAACTCCGAGATTAAAGCCCGACTGATATTTGTCGTAGGCGTGACCTTGTCGTTCGTGTTTGGAATCTCAATGCTAGGAATCTTGTACGGCGTTTTATTCGTCGTACAACCGCTTGAACCATCACCCACCGACAGTTCTTTCATTGACGGTATTTTGGCGCCAGCATTTATGGCACTTTTAGGTTTGCTTGGTGGAGTATTGGCAAGCAACGGCCTTAAAGACAAGGGAGACAAAGATGAGTCCTAGACCGTACACAGGGAACAAAGACGGCAACCATCCAACCGAACGACCCGGAACAAAACGCTTTGTTGAATTCATGGAATATTTGTTTGGCATGAAATCGCTTGGCATCTACGCCAACCGTCCGATGCGCGGCTCAGCCAACCTTAGCGTCCACGCAACATGGCGCGCCGTAGACCTAAAAGGTAAAGGCACCGCCAAACAAAACGCCGACGCCCGTAAAGCGATGGTTGAATTCCTGTTTGCTCACCGCGACATTTTGGGCATAGAAGAGATCCACTGTTACGACGGCGTAGGTTGCCCAATCCCAAACCTGACCAAGTTTGGTGGTGGCTACCGATGCGACCGTGACGCGTGGAAAGCGTGGACCCCACAAAAGAACGCAGGCACCCCGGGCGGCGACTGGACTCACGTCGAAATAGCACCAAATATGGCAGATTCTGCGACTGCTGTAGAAAAGGCTTTCGCCAAGATTTTCGGCTAGGTCCTTGACAATCGGCTTGGGAGTCGGTCAAATGACTGGCAACCAAGTGCGTCCCCCAATAGGTGGACCCCGACCGCAGGAGGAAAGCAATGCAACAATCCCTTTTTGACGTTCTTAACGAACCCGTTGAAACAATCACCCCTTACGCAGGCACTTCAGGCTGGTCAGGATCAACGACCAGCAAAGAACGCGCCGAGCGTCAAGACAAAGACGGCACAACGTCTAAACGGCAACAAGCCGTCCTGATCGCTCTCGCTGAACTACGCGAAAAAGGCGCAACATGGATAGAACTAGGAAACCTTCTAGGACTTCATCACGGTTCAATTAGTGGCGTCTTATCAAACCTTCATCGCGAAGGTCTCTTGTGCCGACTCAAAGCCCGACGCAACCGATGCCAGATATACATTTTGCCCCAATTTGTAGGCGACTCAGAACTAGAACCATTCCGACCTAACGTCAGCACTCGACTACTGGCCGAAATACTGGCAGAACTTGAAACAGATTTAGCAAAAGGTGCGGTCGCTTTAGCGCGTCACCGCATCGCCTTAACCCTTAAATCCTTAACATCGGAGAACAAATGAACTTAAAACGACTAACCTTTTTAGCCTTAGGCACTTACGCAATGTTGGCAGTCTGGGCGATTACGGACGTACAGGAATCGTCACCAAGGCTCACTATTGCCCCCCGGCAAACAATCACATTGCAAGACCTGACACCTCAGCAACTTGCCGATCGCGCAGAGCAACTACTAGCAACAACCACAACCAGCACCACCACGACCGTCTTGGCGTCACCACGGATCGCAGAAGTACCACTCGAAACCAAATGTCAAGAATGGTTCCCTTCAGCAATCTCGGTTGGCTGGCCTAACAACACTGAAACACTGCAAAAACTTGGTCGCCTGCTTTGGAAAGAAACCCGATGCCTAAACATCACACCGATGTCCAGTGACCCCGAACTAGCAGACCGTTTTAACGGCCACGACCACGGCGTCGCGCAAATTAACGAGATCCATACCAAGTACGTGGAACAAGTGTTTAACATGCCGTTTGCTGAAGCCATGTCAGACCCAACCCTCAACCTCAGGTTTGCTTACCTGCTTTACTCTGACATTGCTGAGGGTGGCGGTTGCGGATGGAAACCATGGCGACTTTGCTAGCGCGCTGGTGGGATCACGCGGCGTGTCGAGGCATGGACCTAAACCTGTTCATCTTTGAACCGGGCGAACGGTACTCACGCAAAAAAATTGCTGAAGCAAAAGCCGTTTGCGCTACCTGTTTCGTCCGTCCCGAATGTCTCGCCGAGTCCCTCAAATATTCCACGACCCAACTTGAGTGCTACGGCATATGGGGGGGTCTCACATGGAAAGAACGACGCCAACTACA